GTAATGGAAGGAATGGAAATCGTAACGCCTCCCGTTTACGCTGACGGATACCACTATGACGTAATGAGCGATAACGAGTACGACTTTGGTGCTAACTTGGTTGAGCCAAAGAACCCGAAACACGCATTTGCTGGTCATTCAATTAAAGAGGAATTCCCTTATGAGCCAAACTTCGATAGCATCTCCGCAGCAGTTTAGTCCTGCATATAACCCACTCAAGTTCATCGTTGATTCAACCAACAAGAACAAGTCAGGGTTCAGGTATATATTCGACATCTATGACAGTGGTACCACTAACAAGATAGGTGAATACAAAGTATTGCCTCGCATCAACGATGGTTATGGTGAGCAGGATATGTCCAAGCTACTCCAGGCCAAAGTGTCATGGGACTTGGATACACTTTCAACCACATCCATCGCTGCACTCAACTCATCATATGAGTACGATGTCAAGGTCGGTGAGGAGTATGTCGCAGAGTTTACCTATACCTCGTCACTATCCAATGCGAGTGGCAACACTCAAATCAACGTATCCAACACATTCAGTGCAGGTGACCAGGTCATCATCACACAAGCTGATGGTGGTGTGGCCAATCCTCAACTCGAAGGACTTCACACTGTCATCTCTGCAACAGGTTCATCAGTGGTAGTCAATGTGCTATGGTCAACGATCACAAGTGCATCCATCGATGGTGTGGTCAAGTACGCTGACAATCGTAAGGTCATCTTCAGAGACATCACCGAGTTCGATGCAAATATTGCATATAACGGTGCGTTCAGATGGATGGATTGGTCGACATACGATGAGACTGACTTCACACTCAATCAACCTTCAGCATTGTGGTTGACAAACCAACCCACAACATTCTACATGACTCCGGGTCAAGATGCTTGGCTGAACCTACGCAAACCAAAGTTGACCCACACAGTGCGATTCGAGACATCACTCGGTGGTACGTTCTCAAAGTCACTGACTCAAACAAGTGAGATTGTACAGGTCGCAGTGGGTGCAGGAAACAACGGTGTGTTCCTGACTGATGGCATCGATTGGTATGACTTTTGGTTCGACAACGGGTCAACACTCGGTCAGCAGGATTCGGTTAAGTACCGAGTTTACATCGACCGCAGAACGCTCATGGAGCAATATCACATTGTGTTTCTTGATCGTCTTGGTTCATACTCATCTTTCTCGTTCCAACTCAAATCATATGAGCGAGGAGATGTCACTCGTGAAGTATTCAACCGCAAGGTCGAAGGATTCGTCAATGGCTCTGACCACTGGACATATTCAACCGAGGACTTCGGATTCAACCAACTCAATGTGAATGCAGTCAAATCTCTTGACCTCAATTCAGATTGGATGACTCAAGATATGGCTCAATACTTCGAGGAGTTGATGACATCACCGCAGACATTCATCAAGAAAGTATCGTATATTTGTAGTGATACACTTCAGGTGGTCGAGTCAACATATCAACCTGTGATATTGAACACCAATTCATACGAGGTATTCAAGCAGAGAAACAAGAATTTGATTCGTCAAAATATCAATGTAAGATTCGCAAACCAGGACAACATAAATGGTTAAGATACAAATCAAATACTCCTCATCGATTGGCTCACAAGTCACTGCATTCGAGGACAGGGTCATTGCTGATGGTGGAGTGTTCGAAGCACAACAGTGTTGCATCGACTTCCTCAACACCCTTGGCTATGACCAACAAGGTGGTGGATACCTCGATGTGAAGGAAGATACATCCTTCCCTCTGAACTTCGCAGTCGGGGACATTCGTGACTTCACCAAGCGCACAGGTACGTTCTCCAAGACCATCACATTGGTTGGAAGCAAGAACAACAATGAGATGCTCAACCACTACTATGATGTGAATATCCAAGCAGGGACATTCGACATCAACAAAGTAACCAAGTGCGCAGTCATTCAGAACGGTGTGCCTATCATTGAGGATGCACTGCTTCAGTTGTTGTCGGTTAAAAAGACTCAAGTCACCGATGCCTATGAGCAAGGGGTGGAATATGAGGTGTTAATCAAGGACACTCGCATTGAGTTCTTTACTGCGATATCCAACAGTGAATTGACTGACCTGGACTTCAGTGACCTCAACCACACATTCAGTGCAGCAGATATCGTCAATTCATTTGGCAACACTGTTGCTGATGGATACAAGTATGTGATGCCATTCGTCACAAACCCGAACCTCCATGTTCGACTGTTCAAACCTGCCATCTATGCCAAGACCTATCTCGATAGGATATTCGCATCAGCAGGATTCCAATATCAGTGGGATGAATTGACTGCTGCTCGATTCGACAAGTTGCTCATCCCGTACAATGGTGATGCTAACACATTCGATGCTCAAGATTATTTGGTCGAAGCAGAAACAACCTCGACATTCACAGTTGATGTTCCAACCAATACATTCGGCTCATATGATGAGGTAACAGGTTGGACTGAAATCACCGATGTTCAGGGTTCATTCGACCCGACCACAGGTGAATATACCATCCCGATCACAACAACAGGATTCGGTGATGGCTACACTCTTGAATATGAAATAAACTACAACTACTATATTGAGAATACCAACTCGGTCACAGTGTACAATATGTACAACGCATACAATGGCAGACCGAGAATCTCCGCATCATTCGGAACATACACGAACCAACTGTCAAACATCGATAACAACCAAGTCATTGGCACTGGCTTCGCTCTTGCTCCAGGTGTGCATCAATTCAATCCTGCATCATCAGGTGTCAAGACAGGTGGAATCTTTGCAGCGACAACAGGAACTGCATCGAACTTGAACTCGGGTGATGTCATGACCATCAGCATCGGTGTGAGTCAGCAATTCACTGCATGGTTCACAAACACCACCTTCCCATATACACCTGCACCGAATCCTGTCAATGCAGTGGTCAAGGTTTACTCACTACGGGTTAAGATTGTACCGACTGCAAACCTCAATGTGATTGGTGGAACACTCGACATCAATCAGTATGTTCCACTCAAAGTGAAGCAAAGCGACTTTGTGAAGTCTATCTTCACGATGTACAACCTATTCGCTGACATCGACCCTGACCAACCAACCAAACTACTACTCAAGTCAAGGGATGAATACTATGATTCGGGTGAGGAAAAGGATTGGACATATAAGCTGATGAAGGAACGAGAGCAAGACTTGATATTCTTGCCTGACCTCACTGCCAAGAAACTCATCCTCACCTACAAACAAGACAAGGATTCACCGAATCAAGTGTACTTCGACATGACCAATGAGATATATGGTCAACTCGAGTATATCTTCGACAACGAATATGTCAAAGGAATCGAGACAAAAGAACTGTTGTTCTCACCGACTCCAGTGGTACCGACTCCATTCGCTGCATTCGTTCCTGCATTGGATGGTGAAGCACCGAAAACAAACATCCGCATCCTATACGATGGAGGTGAGCAGACCTGTGGTGCATATGACATCATCGAGTATGGGTCAACAGGTGAGTTCGGTGTGACTACATATCCGATGCTTGGTCACTTCGACAACGCATTGACACCGACATTCGATATCAACTTCGGTACCAATGACTATTATTACTATTCACCAAGCACACTGACTGCGAACAACCTTTACAATTTGTATTGGCGCAGGACAGTGAACCAAATCAATGTCGGCAAGATGTTGGTTGCTTACTTCAATTTGAACGAGGCAGACATAGAGACATTGAAACTCAATGACAAGATTCGCATCGACAACTCATGGTGGAACATCAACAAGGTCATCGATTACAATGCAAATGCAGAGACTGCCACAAAGGTGGAACTCATCAGCATCGATACCGAGATTGACCTACCACCATTCATCACTTCTCCAGGTACACCAACACCACCGACCACAACCGCAGTGTCAGTGGATAGCATCTTGATGACAAAGTCTGCTGAAGCAAATGGCAACTTGTCGGGTGATGATGTGATTGTCAAGGGTTCATCGAATGTCATCGGTGATGGTCTCAAGGGATTAGTGATCGGGGACAACAAGGTTCTCAACGAGGATGGAATCATCACTCCTCAAATCAATGGGATGAACTTTGCATCCAATGGATATGTTGCGCTCTTGACTCAAATAGGAACCAATGCGCCTGATGCAACTATCTTGGCAGATTCAATCGGTGGCATCACTTGGACACGAACTGCGCAAGGTGAGTATCTCGGAACACCTGTGAGACCGTTTGATGTTACAAACACTTTTGTGATAATTGGCAATGTAGAGCATGACTACCAAGCGAGTGCATATGTCAACACTGATGGGAACATCGTTGTCATCACTTGCCGCAACAGTGGTCACCAACACGATGATGAGAAACTTCTTTATTCACCAATAGAGGTCAGAGTATATGGCTAATGAAATTGAAATACCTATAAAACTCGGAGGAGTCCAATCCCTCAAGGCAGAACTTCGCTCACTCAAGGCAGCACTCGCAGAGGCAACTGACCCCGCACAAATGGATGCTCTTGCTCAACGAGCAGGGGATGTCGCTGACAGGATTAAGGATGCCAATGACCAGGTGAATGTGTTTGCATCGGGTTCCAAATTCGAGCAGATATCTAACTCATTCGGTGGTATCAAGGATTCATTGATGTCACTCGACTTCGAAGAGGCATCCGGAAAAGCGCAGACATTTGCCAAGACACTCGGCAACTTGAATGCTGCTGATATCAGCAAGAGCATGAAAGGTCTGACATCAACCATTACAACGATGGGAGGTGCATTCGTTAAACTTGGGATACAGATTCTTGCAAACCCAATCTTCCTATTGGCAGCAGTCATCATCGGTATTGTGGTAGCCATTGGTGTGTGGTTGAATAAGATTGGACTGCTCAAGAAAGCGATTGATATCGTGATGTATCCACTCAACTTGCTCATCGATGCGTTCAAATCACTGACCGATTGGTTGGGTCTGACATCATATGCAGCAGAGGAGAATGCGAGAACGATGGAGAAAGCCAATGAAAAAGCATTCAAGTCATCGGAGAAACGAACTGCGCAGATATCTGACCAATACGATTTGGAGATTGCAAGAGCGAAGGCAGCAGGTGAAGACACCACCAAGTTGGAGATGGAGAAATCCAAGTCAATCACCAATGCTGCCAAGACTCGACTCAAGTCTGCTCGTGATGAGTACAACCAAATCAAGAACTTGACTGACAAGGATTCGGTTGATCGTAGAAAGAAACTCGCAGAGAGAATTGCTGCCGAGAATAAACTCATCAAGGATGGTGCAAAGGAACGTCAATTGATGCTCATCCAGGAACAAGCTGACCAAGCAGCCGAAGCAAAAAAAGCAGCAGAGGAGGCCAAAGCCAAGAGAGAGGAAGCAGCCAAAAAATATCGTGAAGGAGCCAATGCAATACAGGCAGAAATCAATGCAGCAAACAAGTTGGTCATTGACTCGACAAAGACTCAATCACAAAAAGAAATTGATGATGTCAAAGCGAAATATGCCAAGCTGATTGCAGAGGCGCAGAAATACAAAAAGGATATCACTGCACTGGAGGCAGCAAGAGACCTTGAAATCAACACGATCCGAAAGGGAACCGCAGACGAGTTTGTTCGATTAGAAACAACATCGGCAAAGTCTATTGTCTCAAACATGGTTGCAACAAAACAACAACAGTTGCAGATTGAAGCCGATGCAAACATGAAGCGATTCCAAGACCAAAAGGCATACAACGAGGCAGTCGCTGCGGCAGACCAATCACTCGCTGATGCTAAACTTGGAGCAGCAAAAGGATTGATTTCAGGACTTACTGAACTTGCAGGTGAGAACAAGAAACTCGCAAACGCACTCTTTGTGGTTGACAAGGCACTCGCAATCGGTGAGATTATTGTGAACACTCAACGTGAGATTGCAGGATATTGGTCGAACCCAACTTGGAAACTACTCCCTGATGGTGGTGCAGCATTGGCAACTGCGAACTCTGCCGCTGCAAAGATTCGTGCAGCGACATCCATCGGTACCATTGTGGCATCATCAGTAGCCAAGTTCATGAATGGTGGTAGCGCATCGGTTCAAACACCATCGGGTGGTGGTGGTGGAGGTGGCGCAACTGCAACACCAACTGCTCCATCAGTTCCTGCATTCGTACCTGGCAACCTATTCGGTCAAGGAAACCAAGCAAACACTGTGACTCAATCACAAGGTGTGGAAGCCAATCAAACGATCACCGTCAATGCAGTTGTCAGTGAGACCGAGATGACAGGTGTACAAAATAAGGTCAGCAAAATCATTCAAAATTCAGTACTGTGATAAGTTACCAAGCGTTAATAAATGAAATCATAGGATTCTATGATGCACATCTTCAAGTCAAGAAAGTAGGTTCTGATTTCAAAGAGCAGTTGTTCAACTTTGCAACCAAGGATGAGAAGTATCCAATCGTGTACATCGTACCTGTGGATGCCATCCCTACCGAGAATACCAATGACTTCACTCTTGAAATCTATTGCTTTGACATCATCCAAAAAGACAGGGCAAACATCAACACAATCTTGAGTGACTGTCATCAGATACTCATGGACTTGTATCTCAATTATACATTCAGCTTGAATGACCGAGACTTCGATGTGATGGGATTCCCTTCATTCGTTCCACTCAACAATGACCTTCTCGACTATGCAGCAGGGTGGTTGATGACCATCACATTCACCATGGATTCATGGACTGATTGCCAAATTCCTAAACAAATCGGTGACTAATTGCAATATAAACGATGGCAAGATATGCAGACACTGGCGAGTACAACTTCAAATATCCATTAAGGAGACGAGTTGCAAACGTACTCAAGAAAGTAATCAAGGAAGAGGCACTCATTGATACAGGTACTTTGTACGATTCAGTGCGTATCAATGCCAAGGTCACAACCGAAGGCAATCTTCGCATTCAGATTGTTGCTGCATACTACTTCGGATTTCTAAATAACGGAACGCAAACGATTGCACCATTCGATTTGGTTCAAAAGTTCAACATCCAACTCGAGCAGAGTGGACTCATCGCAGAGATGTATGGGATGTATGTCGCTGACCTCGCTCAAAAGTTCCCTATATTGGAACTCGGAAATCTATTGCGTAAAAAACCAAAAGTTATATACGACTTCGAACCACTATTCGGTGAGTTTTGGGATTCGCTTGACTACTAAATATCCAACTCTTTGCGCATAGCAAGGAAGTTGAACACGAGAATCAGTTTCATGTTTATCACTTGATCGTACTTGGTGAGGTCACCATTGCACATCGACCATATCAATTGCTCCCATCCCCATTTGTTGGATGCCTTTTGCTTCTCTGCTTCCTTGCGTTCCTCCGGGTCATCAATATCTGAAAGGTCCTCCTCGATATCCTCTGTCATCAGGTTGGAATGCTTGGTGATGAATTGGTCTCTGAACTTGATGTATTCAGTTAGGATGCCGTACAACTTGGTGATTGGTTGCTCCAGGAAGTAGTGAGTCCTTGATGATGTCTTGAAGTTGGTTGACTCCCATTCGATGACTGCATTGTCTTCCATCCTCGATGGGATGCGATACAACAGTGCGCAGATGTTCGGAAGATATTTGATATAGTCCTGTGTGAAATAGTATTCGAGGTCGATAAACTCCCCCAGTGTCAACTCATTCATTGGCTTGAGATGGAATTTTCCAACACGATCAACATGATTCTTGGATGGTTCTGAATACAACCATTGCAAATCTTTGAACCATTCACCTACCTCATGCAATTCAGCATCATCAAAATCTTCAGGATAGGAATCAGTGAGAACGCAGAGTACATCGATGTTGTGGTTGAACAATCCATCCTCTGCTTGGAGTTGCCTTAACTCAATGAACTGCTCAAGACTGACTTGGTTCCACCCCTTCGGTAGAATTGGCTTTTGCATACTCTGCAATCTTTTCAGTTACGAACACAATGTATGGCACACACACCTCTGCCTTGAGGTCTCGAAATATCTTTGCCTTGTGTTTGAGGTGAGCATCTGCAAAGTGTTCAGTGTTCGACAGGTCAGTTCGTTTGAACATGATGGCCATGATATCACTGATGTAGTGGTTCGGCTTGGTGTTGACAATCTTCTCGATGAGTTTTGTTTCTTTAACTGACAAGCGCAACTCGGCAGTGTAGGTGTATCCTTCCAACTCGATGGTTCCGATTGGTTCCTGTGGGGTGTATGAATCGAGATTGAACTCTTGCACCAACTTGATGAACTCACTGAATGGGTAGTCATCCCATAGTTTCTCATCGATGCCGAGGAACTTAAACATCTCGACATACTTTTCGATGTTGTCGAACTCTTTGTTGTTGAGGATTTGGCTGATTTTCTCGAATTGGTCGATTGTCAATTCGTTCATTTTGTTGGGAATCTCCCTGTCAAATACACTTATCATAATTATTTTTTGAACAAATATAAGAAAAAAGCAACATAAGCAATGACAAAGGACTTGCCTATCTACAAAATCACAATCGATGACGAGTACTCCGATGGAGAAAACTTGGGAATCGAGATGATTGCTTTCACAAATCTTCCTGCCGTTAAGGTCAAAGGGATGGCTTTTGGAAGTGAGCAGAGATTGATGTTTGCAGACGATGTGAAGTATCGCATCACTGCACCTGCCATGATACCAATGGACATCTATCGCAGAAGCGCAGAGGATGGTGAGTACTATGTACAGTTCACCGAGGAAGTAATCGAGCAGATTCACACCAAGTTCATGGCTGATTTGCGCAATCGTGACATCTTCAACCTTGAACACGATACCGAGAAAAAAGTCCCTGCTTACATTCTTGAGACATGGATTGTTGACAACCCAACCAAGGACAAAGCATACTCAACATTTGGCATCGAAGTACCGAAGGGGACACTCATGGTGACTGCCCAGGTAACTGATGCTGACTACTATGCCGAGTTGGTTGCAAACGATCAAGTCGGTTTCTCCATTGAAGGGTTCCTCGGTCTGAAATTATCGGAACAAATTAAACTAAATAAAATGATGTTACCTGATGGAGAACACCGCATCGAAGACAAAATCTACGTCATCAAAGACGGAGAAGTTGTTGAGATTAAAGAGGTGGAAAAAGAACCAACCGAAGAGGTGGTTGAGGAAGAGATGTCAACCGAAGAGGTGAAGATGGAAGACACAACAGTTGAGGAAGAGACGACAACTGAAGAGTCAACCACTACCGATGAGGAGATGGCAATCGACCCTGCTACCGATGCAGAGGCAATCGCTGCAATCGTTTTACCGATGTTGGAAGAGAGAGAGAAAGCACTTATCGCAATGATTGCTGACCTCCGCAACCAAATCGAAGAGATGTATGCAGAGAAAACCGAGGAAGAGGTCGAGACGCAAATGACCCAGCTTTCATTGAGCGAAAAATTTGCGAAGTTCAAACAATTTGTAAATCAATAAAAACCAAATAAAAATGTCTAAAAAATTAAGATTTGATTTGGATGTGGATGCTTCAGCTTTATTGGCAGCCAATCCGGAGGCGTTCTACTCAAAAGCATATTTGTCTGAAGAGAACATCGCTGAAAACTACCGCTTACTTCCAGGTGTGAAGAGCAAAACCAAATTAGCAACTGTCCTCTTCGGGAACGTATTGCAATCATCATCTTGTCCTTTTGACGCTCCAACTGATGACTTAAATGCAGTTGAGATTGATGTTTGTGCGCTTTCTGCAATGGCACAAATTTGTCAGTTTGACCTTGAGCAATCATTCGTTGCTTTACAAATGACTAAAGGTTCAAACGGTGACTTCAGTGTTGCTTCATTCATGGATTTCTATTGGAATGAAATGGCTAAACAAATCGGTCAAGATATCGAATTGATTCGTTGGCAAGGTGACACAACAAGTGAGAATGCTACTTTGGCTCTTTGTGATGGTTACATCAAGAACCTTTTAGCTGATGCCACTGTTGTTGATGTTGCAAACACAACTGTAACTGCTTCAAATGTTTTGGCTGAATTAGCTAAAATTTTCGCAGCAGCACCTGCATCAATCATCCGCAAAAAAGCTGACCTTCGTTTATATGTTTCTACAAACGTAGCAAACGCATACGAATTGGCTGCTGCTCAAGGTAACACATTAACATATGTGACAACTCCATTGGCGTTGACTTATCTTGGTGTTAAGGTTGTTGTTTGTGAAGGTATGCCGAATGACACTGCAGTGTTGACTTTGAAAGATAACCTACTTTACGCATTCGATGCTGAAGGTGATGACAAAGCACTTCGCGCAGTTAACCTTTCTGACACTGTTGCTGAACCATACATCCGAACACGTGCGAACATGAAAGTTGGTTTCGTTCACGTTAACGGTGCTGAAATCGTTCTTTACTCATAGTATCTCCGAGGGGATGAAATACTCCCCTCTTTTTTTTAACTGATTAAAATATTCAAAATGGCTTGTGAAGCATTAGAAACAATCGTCAAATCGTGCGACAACAATAGTGGTGGCATCGAGAAAATTTGGATTAATCAGCAAGATAACATTGACACTTTCACACTTGATGCAACCAATACTTGGACTATCGATGCAATCACATTGAATGTGGGTGCGCCTGATTACACTGCTTTTGAAATTCGCAGAAACACAGGTTCATACACTGAAGATGCAGCCATCGACCTTGTGAACGGTTCATCTTATGTGACTGCAACGATCAACTTATTGTTCCACCGAAGAGACCAGGACAAATCTCAAGCGATTAAAATCCTTGGTGCAGGTCAACAATATTTGAACGCAATTGTTAAGGACATGAATGGAAAGTATTGGTACTTCCCATTCCTTCAATTGAGTGCAGTTGGTGAAGGTTCAGGCACAACTCGTGCAGATGGCTCAAAATATTCCGTTACACTCCTCGGAGAAATGGACACCCTCGCATATGAGATTGAGGAAGCCGCAGTTCTTGCAGTAATCTAAACAACTTTTCCTGTTCATAGTTGTGGAAGCCATCCTTCGGGGTGGCTTTTTTTGTGAACAAATTTTGACCTATTTGCAACATATACAAATGATATACATCAACAAAGGTGAGGTTAACAGTATTGTTCTGACTTTGTCGGAGGTCTCAACACTTCCTTCACCATATTATTTGTTCGTTTTTCAGAACGAAATGAATCCAACATCTGACCCAATCTTGTTCACCAATCCTGATGAGTCACCATATCCGGAACGATTCAATCTTTTTTATTTGGATGAACCTGTCGATGTGGAACTCATGAAAGGACAATACTCATATTCGGTGTATGAATCCACAATACCACCAACATCAATCGATGATACCACTGGAGTGGTCATCGAGGAGGGTCGAATGGTTGTCAGTGGCGCACCTACTTCATCAATATACGATTAATACATGGCTTGGTACGATATATTCAGAGCAAAAAAAGATTCACAGGTCGAGATGATTACGACCAATTATGATGCGTTCAGCACACCATTCCTAAAGGTAGGTGGTGCGAACTTGTCATTGCCTTATGTCAATGGGAGATACACCACTTCGAATTGGATTCCATTCGGTCAGGACAATATGTATCCGCAATTGCTCAATCAAATGGTGTTCAGCAGTCCACTACATGGTGCGATTGTTGACTACAAAACAAATGCAGTCATCGGTGGTGGGTTTGACCTCAAGACATCCAACACAACTCCAAAAGAATTGCTCGATTTGTACACCTTTGAGAAAAAAATCAAACTCAAAAAGACTGCTCGAATCACAACCGAACAGTTGATTGTTCACAATCGTGTGTACTTCATATTGCATTTTGATGAGAAGATGAAACTCACAAGAGCAGAGAACATCTCACCTGACAAAGTACGCAAAGGCAGACACAAAGGATTGTACTTTTTGTGTGAAGATTGGTCGAGCAGAATCGATGTCAGAGAAATCAAGAGACATCACCCAACTTGCATGGATCGTGAACAGTTATTTGTTTATGAGGTTGAGTGTCTTGGACAAGATTGGTATCCACTACCAAAATATTCGAGCGCATTGAACTTTGCGTTTCTCTCGGGCGAGTTGTCGTACTTCGCAAAGTCCAACATTCAGAACTCAATCTTCCCATCGTTTGCAATCATGTTCCCGAAACGACCGCAATCAGAGGAGGAAAAAAATGTACTGCGCCAAACCATCGACAAACTCAAGGGAGCGCACAACGCAGGGAAAACTGCGGCATTCTTTGCGAACTCACAAGAGCAGTTACCGAAGATTGAGAGTCTTCCAACCAACTCGAATGACAAACTCTTCCAGGAAGCAAGTGGATTGAACACCGAGCAGATTTGTTTCGCTCACACAATCGACCCAATATTGATGGGAGTCAGAACAACGGGTTCACTCGGTTCAGGTTCAGACATCAAACAAGCATATGTCATCTTCGAAAAGAATGTTGTCATGCCATTGAGAGAGCAAGTGCAGGATATCTTCAACGAGATACTTCACATCGCTAAATTGAATGCAGAGTTCAGCATCAACAACTTCCAAATCATCAATGAGACCATCGTTGAAATCGAGGGAGATGCTTCCAAGACATCTGATGCACTCAATGCAATGAGTCCATTGGTAGCTACCAAGGTACTGGAGCAGATGACAGTCAATGAAGTCAGAGCATTGGCATCACTTCCACCGATTGAAGGTGGTGATGTCACACAAGCACAAGCCGCAGCAGCAGCACAACCTCAAATACCTCAAGCATAATGTTGTATTTCATCACCGAAAACTACCTCAAGACCAACACACCAATCACTGCCAATGTGGATGTGACTGATGTATTCCCATATGTAGCAACTCAAGCACAACTCCGAGTGATGCCAATCCTTGGCACTACTTTTTACAATCATTTGCTGACTGCATACAACGATCAAACGCTCACACCTGAAGAGGAGAAACTCGTCTCATTCATTCAACCTGTGATTGCATGGAGGTCAGCAGAGGATGCAGTATTTGGGTTGACATACCAACTCAAGAACAAAGGACTTCAGCAGCAGAGTGGTGACTTCTCACAACCAGTGAGTCGCTCCGAGGTTGCGTTTGGCATGGAACACTATGCGCAGAAAGCATCGTTTTTTGAGATGCGATTGATTCGCTACCTAATTAAAAACAAATCAGAGTATCCAATCTTCACGAGCCATGAGAATCGTGACACTGACCTTCGACCACAAGTCGAGTGCAATATGTGTCAAGGTGATTGCTTCTATGATGGCAAATGGCAGTGCGGATATCCACGAGACAATGGCTACAATAACTCAATATTAGTCATCTGATGAAACACACAATCCTCGCAATATTCGCATCCTTGTTCACAATACTTTCACCTGTGCAGCCCATGGTATTGGTTGCCATCCTCGCAATATTTATTGACACCATCTTCGGAGTTTGGCGCAGCGTCAAGCAAGGTGGTTGGAAATCATTCAAGTCAAGACGATTGAGTGACACCATTGGCAAATCATTGCTTTATTCAGGTGGCATTGTGTTCGCTTTCTTGATTGAGAAATTCATTGCAGGTGATATCATTGCTCACTTCATTTCGGTTGAGTTAATCATGACCAAGTTTGTTGCGTTCTTTTGCGTAGTGGTTGAGGTCAAGAGCATCAATGAATCGTATGAAAGTGTGACAGGCAAGAACATCCTTGCAGCGATGCGCAGATTTGTGACTCGTTCCAAGAGTGAACTTGACAATTGGAAGTAACTGTACCTCCATGCCTCTCAACGATGCACACTGGGGAGAGTTCAATGGACAGTGCAGCTGACTGATTCCATTTAGCTATGTAAGGAGGGTGATGCGCTTACATATACCACCAAGCTGAAGTCGGGTGGAATTTAAAAAGCACTCGCAGTGATGTGATTGAGTGAGCAACTCGATGAAACTGCACCCCCGATGATAATGTTGTCGGGGGATATTTACTTAATTAAGGAGAAAAACACTTAATTTATGGTCAGAAACTACACCGACAAACAACTTCTCGACAGGGTCAAATCACTTCGCAACTTCCGAAGCATTCCTTCAGACCATTGGATTCTTGGTGTACGATCAAACGAGGATACTGCCAATCGATTCGATGACAAGTTCTATCTCTTCAAAGGTGAGCAGTTCATTGCAGTCGCATCAGGAACCACCAATCCAGGTACACCGACACTCAAACAATTCGATAAGATAAACAAAGCAGGTGCAGCAGTAGTCAAAGCAGACTCATGGTATTATAATTTATGGAAGTTTGGCAAACACAATGGCAAGGTCGATGCACTGCTTCAGCTTGGCGCATCCATCACTGTCAATCGTGACACCGATAAGGATGACAAGAGCGAGGAGATTGGTCAAGTTCAATCAGGATACTTCGGCATCAACTTCCATCCTAACACATACGATATCACTGCCGACAATACAGGTGCAACCATTGGATGGTGGTCAGCAGGTTGCCAGGTAGTCAATGACATGGATAAGTATCGCACATTTATCAGAGCAACCAAGCCACAAAAGTCAGTGACATACTGCCTCATCAACGAATTTTAAACATATAACCTGACAAAATGAAAAAGATTTCAGGGTTCATCCTTATAATTTTACTCGCATCATGCTCATTGAACTATCATTTAGGTAAGGCAATCAAGAAAGGATATCGATGTGATGAGGTAGCCGATACGATTCGCATCACAACTGTTGATTCATTTCCTGTCATTACAGACAATCAAATTGTATATGAAAGGTATTTCACCACCAAGGATACAATCGTTCAATATAAGACATCTTATGTGCCAAAAACAAGGTACCAAACACGGATTGAATACAAACTGAAACGAGATACACTTCGATTGACTGAAAAAGTTGAGGTCATCAAATACAAAAAAGACAAAAAGGACAACAAACAACCTAACCTTTGGTTGTTCATCATCGGATTTGGAGCAGGATTTCTAACGAAATGGTTGCTCAAGTTCTCTAAATACACACTATGATTGTAAAAAAACACGCAAAAAACATCCACGAGATTCAGATGGATGGCAAACAGATCAAGATTGCAATGCTTTCTGACATCCATTGGGACAATCCCAAATGCGATTGGAAACTTCTCAAGAGAGACCTTGACTATTGCAAAGAGAACAACATCCCCATCATGGTCAATGGTGACTTTTTCTGCCTCATGCAAGGAAGAGGTGACCGCAGAGGGAACAAGTCTGACATCAGACCTGAACACAACAATGCCAAGTACCTGGACTCAATCGTTGAAACCGCAGTCGAATGGTGGTCACCATATGCACACCTCCTCACTGTCATCGGTTATGGCAACCACGAGACCGCAATCATCAAGTATCAAGAGACTGACATCCTTCAGAGGTTTGTTGACTTGCTCAACTACAAGAATAACACACAAGTGTATGCAGGTGGATATGGTGGATGGATTGTGGTTCGTCAAACATTCGAGACAAATGTTTCATCGTCTTTCAAAATAAAGTATTTCCATGGTTCAGGTGGTGGTGGTGTAGTCACAAAGGGTGCATTGAATCTCACACGAGCATTGGAGATGTATGAAGATTTCGATGTGTTCACGATGGGTCACATCCATGAGAACGCTGCTCGAAACGATGTGAGAGATACCATTACTTCCAATCCAAAACTTGGATACCGCCACGATCACAAGCAGATTCATATGATGCTCACAGGTACCTACAAAGAGGAGTACGGTGATGGCTCAAAAGGATGGCACGTTGAACGAGGTGCGCCTGTCAAACCCACTGGAGGTCGCATTCTCATCTTCGAATCGGAACGACTTGAGCGAGATGGTGTAAAAAAAATGTACAAGAACATCGATAGTATGAAATTTCCTTTGTAAATTCGAGAGTTCGTAATTGTTTTAGGGGGTGGCAACACCCCTTTTTTATGTCTTATTTTGTTGATAAGTAAAAAAAATGTGAAAAAAGTTTTGCAGATATGAAATTTATCTATATCTTCGCAGTATAAACATCAAAACAAAACGACATGACAGTAGAAAAAATCATCACAATTCTTGAGGCAGAGCAACAGGATTTGTGGAACGCATTGAAAAATGCAGAGACAGTGTTCGGAGTTGAACATGAAGCGACCAAGATGGCAAGAGCAAGATGGGTCACAATGGTAGATGCAATCAATTTAATCACACAAGAAAACAAAAACAATGGTAAACTTTAAAGAAATCAGAGCCGAGTGGAAAGAACTCGAGGAGGAGGACAAGAATGTGTTTAGACACTTTGTAATCTTTTTTATTCCTATCGCATCAATCATCATTTGGTTATGCGCAACAAACACACCTCCAATGTTGGATGTTCAGGTTGACAATACTCAACTACCAAAACAAACATACGAACTCAAAGGTGATTGGTCTAAATACGCACAACGAGCATACAACGATAAATATGGCAAATAAATTTTACTTCGAGCAAGGCGATAGCAGCAGCTATCAGCGATTAATGGATGTCAATATCTTCAGAACATGGGATGATGAGCATATTGGCATGGTTGAGTTACTTTACGATTACGACAAAATAAATGAAAGAGATGAATTTAAAATTGAATTTACACGATGGAGTGAACGAATCACCATCGATGAAGCAGAGCAAGCGATGGATGAACTTCTCAAAGCAGCAAGAGATGGAGAGTTCCATGAGTTCGCAGAACAATGCGGAAACTATGAACACTTTGATGACGAGGAGTCTTGGTTTGTTTAAGGACTACCAAGTTGATAGGTTTTGGACAAACTTCAACCACGATCTTTACAAGCGAATTTGTGAAATAAAAATAAATACGATATGAGATTCAAACTAACATACCACATCGGCACCAAGGTAGTGCAAGAGTGGATATTCACATCAAAGAGTCTTTGCTATTGGAAAAAGATGGACTTGATTGAGACAGGAATATTCAACGATGGCAAATTTAAAATAGAAACAGTATGACAAAGAGCGAGAAAATAGCTACCATTGAGTTCATCATTGATCGTGACAACTTGAAAAGCAAATGCAAAGACCAACCACTTGTATATCGAAGGGCATACCTGATGACACTGCTTCGGGAGATTGGGTTGACATACCAAGAGATTGGTCGATTGATGAACCGAAACCATGCCACAGTAATCTATGCCACCCGACTACATGATTGGATGGTGTCATCAAGGGACAAGATATACCTGGCAGCCATTGATGACTATGTGAACGAATTGAATGGCAGTGTTCAGCAGATTAAAAAGCAGAGAGATATTCAAAAAGACATCATGAAAGTGAAGACATTCTCCCAAATCAAGACGATTCAAATGAGAATCAAAAAGGGTGAATATGGAAACAACGTGACAATATGACGATTCTCTTATTATACCCCCTCTGAAATAATACCCTTAATGAAATATTTTTTTTCGCAAAATTTATCGTCACATCGTCACGCTTTTGCTGAAAGTCAATACAGGTAAAGGATACAGGCGTGACGGTAATTTTTAATAGCGTCACGAATCGTCACGAAAACCCTTATTTTTGTATATTAGCGTCACAAAAAACAACTATGGACATGAAAGTATCAGTATTTAAAAACCTATTTAACACCAAAGAAACACCTTACAACCTATCAATCTATGAGGTTTACAATCGTATTAAGAACGGAACACCCGAATTGATTAGGAAGATATCATCCATTCGCTCACTCGACAAGAATGACCCTGAACATGACCGACTCAAGTCATCCCTCAATGCAATCATGTTCAATGGTATATTCACCGAGCGCAATGACAACTCACTGACTGAACACAGTGGTCTCTGCATCCTGGACTTCGACCAATATCCAAACAAGAAAGTGATGGATGCTGAACGACAACGACTCATTGATGACCCTCATGTGATGATGGTGTTCACATCTCCATCAGGCAATGGGTTGAAAGCAGTGATTCGCATACCAAAATGCGATAAGGTGGAACACAAGCGCAGATTCACTGCATTCGGCAAGTACTTCCAATCAGAGTACTTCGACCACAAGAACTCAAATGTGAGTCGAGTATGCTTCGAATCCTATGACCCGAAGATATACTTCAATGAGTTCTGCCAAGAGTTCACAGGCATCGAACACGATCAAGGATTCAACTACACTGAACGAACACCAACCTGTGTACTGAATGATGAGGACAAAATCATCGCATTGATTGAACGATTTGACCATGGTTGTCAATTCGAGGAAGGCAGTCGCAATGAGTTTGTGTTCAAATTGGCAGCAGTCATGTGTGAGTATGGAATCCACAAGGATACAACCGAGCAGTATGTGTGGACAAAGTACTGTCAAGGGTCATCATTCTCCGAGCAAGAGATGGTCACGACCATTCGCAGTGCATACAAGAAAGCCACCTTTGGAATGAAGTACTTTGAGGATAAGGATACCTTTCAGAAAATCAAGCAGAAACTCAAGTCCGGAATACCTGAAGAGGACATAAAGAAACAACTCAATGTCAGAGGTGATGTAGTTGAGGATGTCAAGAAAGAAATCAAGACAGGTGATGACATCTTTTGGTCGAAAAATGACAAGGGTGCAGTCAGCATCGAGCCACTTAAATACTCCGAGTTCTTGGTCAAAAATGGATTCAATAAGTACTATCCCGAGAACGCAGAGAAACCAACATTTGTCAGAGTGATTGAGAATAAGGTGCGCATCTCCAGTGCAGAGCAAATCAAAGACTTTGTTTTGACCTATCTGATGGACAAGCAGGAACTCGATGTTTGGAACTACTGTTCAAAGTCAACATTTTTGTTCACTGAATCCTTCCTGAATATGATTGACTCCATCAATATCTTGATGCTTCAGGACTCAAAGGATGCCTCATTCATTCCATACAAGAATGGAGTGGCAAAAGTTACCAAGGATGCAGTCGAACTGATGTCATATATCGATGTGGATGGCTACATTTGGGAGAACCAAATCATCCCTCGAGACTTCACCGTCTTGGAAGATTGCACAAATGACTTCCAAAACTTTGTGAGCAAGGTATCTGCGGATGATTCTGCTCGTATATCTGCGCTTGAAACTACACTTGGCTACCTCATCCATACATACAAGGATAAAACTGACCAAAAAGCAATTATATTCAATGACCAAGAGATTGATGACAACCCGAATGGTGGGTCAGGGAAGTCACTGATGTTGACTGCCATCGGTAATCTGCGCAAAATTGTCAAGATTGATGGCAAGAGTTTCAATCCGAGCAAGTCAGACTTTGTGTATCAGCGAGTGAACCTGGATACGCAGATACTTGCATTCGATGATGTGCGCAGAAACTTCGACTTCGAGCAACTGTTCTCACTCATCACCGAGGGAATCACCGTGAATCGCAAAAACAAGGATGAAATCTTCATTCCTTTTGATCGTTCACCAAAGATTGTCATCACCACCAACTATGTCATCAGTGGTGCAGGGTCATCACACGATAGGAGAAGGCATGAATTGGAGTTCTTTCAGTACTTCCATGCCAAGCGAAGTCCACTCGATGAGTATGGTCGATTGTTATTCGACTCATGGGGTGAACAGGATTGGTTGAGATTCGACAACTACATGATTGGATGCCTTCAGAACTATCTGCAATTCGGTCTTGTGAAATCAATCAGTATCAATGCAGATGCCAAGCGATTCATCCAGGCAACTTGCAAGGATTTCTTTGATTGGGTTGAGGAAGGTAATCTTCCAACATCGGTGTATCACTATAATGCAGCCAAACTGCAAGAGTTCACATCCGAGTTCACAGGATTCAAAGATATGGAGCCAAGGAGATTCCTCAAATGGGTGCAGTCTTATGCTGACTTCAAAGGATACACGATGACCAAGGGTCGCAACCACAATGGAAGATACTTCGAACTCATTGGAGAACAGTCAACCCCAACGACTGATGGTGATGTGTGGGATGAGTTAAATGATAGAGCAAAAGGGATATGAAAAAAAATATATTATTTGGAGATATCCAGGTAAGAGATAAGACAAAAGTTAATGTCATAAAGAATGCAGTATTTATTGAAGATGAATGGATGTATAAAGGAATGACAATAATCAAAGTATTGTCATCAAAAATAATAGGTCAAACGAATACTTCAAAAGAATATACTGAAGTGAAAGCAAGTGATGAAATAAGAAACAAAATAACAGGAGCATATGAATAATTTAGAATTAAACAAAATATATTGCGAAAGCAATCTTGAAACAATGGCAAGAATGCCGGACAACTTTGTTGACTTAGTTGTCACATCACCACCATATAACACAGGTGGTAAATCATTGGAGGTAGGTAGATTTTACAAGGATTATGATGATAATTTGAAAAATGAAGAATATAAAGAATTTATTTTTAATAATGTCAAAGAACTTATTAGAGTTACAAAACACTATGTTTGTTACAATTTTCAAATTCTATCCAATAACAAAATAATATATTTGGAATTTATGAATGAATTTAAAGACAACATAAAAGATATTGCCATTTGGAAAAAACACGCAGTATCTCAAATTCAAAAGGGAAAAATGGCAACAGGTTTTGAATTTATTGTAATGCTCGGTAAAGATTCCAAAATGAATTTTGAATACAACAATTTCCCTGAAAATAATTATGTTCCAAATATTCAGACTTGGCATAAAAAGGAATCAATCAAAGGTCATGGTGCAACAATGCCTGTTGAAATGGCAAGATATTTTATTGAGTATTTTTCAAAAGAAGGAGATATTGTATATGACCCATTTATGGGAACAGGAACAACTGCTATTGCAGCTATATTACAAAAAAGAAAATATATTGGAAGTGAAATCACACAACAATATATTGATATTGCAAACAAAAGACTTGAACCACATTTATCTCAACAATCTTTATTCTAATGACACGACAAGAACGACAACTGCTCAAGGACTTGGAACTCGCTTATAAGATGGCGAAGTATCCAACCATTCCACCGAATCTCTTGGCACTGACCCACTGGAATGACAACGGAGCCAATGCACTGACCAAGTCGGTGATTGCATTCCTTCAGTTCAATGGATGCCAAGCAGAACGTATCAATACGATGGGTGTGTATCGCAAAAAGTATCGCACTGATGGTGTTGCCATTGGTGGTCAATGGACAAAGGGAACAGGAACACCTGGCTCCGCTGACATCTCTGCCACGATCAAGGGGAGAAGTGTCAAAATTGAGATTAAGTATGGCAAGGATAGGCAGTCACAAGCGCAAAAAGACTATCAAAAAGCCATCGAAGAGGCAGGTGGTACCTACATAATCGTGAAAACATTCGCAGATATGCTGAAATTTTATGATGAATTTACGCAATCAATCAATTAATTAACTATATTTACAATTCAAAACAACAATTATGAGCAAAAACACAATGACCCTATGGCAGAAATTACACGCTGCCAAGCAGCAGATTGGCAAGGTTGCCAAGAATGCAAAGAACCCACACTTCAAGAACTCGTATGCAGACATCAATGCACTGCTTGATACGGTGGAACCAATCCTTCACGAGCATGGTTTGATTCTATTGCAACCCGTCAATGGTACTGATGTGGTGAGTCGCATCATCGACATCGAGACAGGTGAGCAGATTGAATCCTTCATGACCTTACCTCCAATTGCTGACCCTCAAAAGACACTCGCAGCAGTGACCTACTTCAGACGAGGAACACTTCAGTCATTGCTATCTCTTCAAGCAGTTGATGATGATGGCAACACTGCGGCAGCAGCAACAGGTGGCAAACCAAAGATTGACAATGCAAGATTCGAGAAGGCAGTTGCATCGATTGAATCAGGCAAGTACACTGTTGAGCAATTGGTTGCCAATTATGACCTCACTGAATTGCAACGTAAAGCATTGAACTTATGAAATGGCATCCATCGCAAATCGGTAAACTGATGACCAATGGAAGAGGGAAGTCAGAGATGGGTGAAACTGCCAAGAGTTACATCAGACAGTGTGCGAAGGAGGACTTCTACAACTACACCACCGAACTCAACAACAAGTATATCTTCAAAGGTAGGGAGCAAGAACTCGAATCCATCTCTTTACTCAATGCAGTTCGATTCACTGACTATCGCAAGAACGAGGTGACCATTGAGAACGACTATCTCATCGGTACTGCTGATATCGTACTGGAGGACAAAATCATCGACATCAAAACATCTTGGTCACTCGACACATTCCCTGCCACACCTGATGAAGGATACAAATCAGATTATGAATGGCAGTTGAGAGCATACATGATGTTGTACGACAAAGGTATCGCTGAACTCGTGTACTGCATGGTGACCACATGGGATGAGTTCCTCAACGAATGGGAGAACCTCCAATTGCACCGAGTTGACCACATCGACCCCGAGAAGAGAATCACTGTCCTGTGGTGGGATAGGGATGAGGACAAAGAGATTCAGATGATTGAACGATTGAAACAAGCATCCGAGTATTATGAACAGTATTTCCAACAACTAAAAGATAAATAAACATGGAAGAGTTAAAAGCAAAAGGCACAATCCACCTAATCGGTGAGCCAAGACAAGTGAGTGAGAAGATGAACCTCGTTGAGTTCGTCTTGAGTATCGGAGACAAGTATCCACAATTGGTGCAGTTCCAAGCAGTCAATGAACGAGTGAAGTTCTTGGATGGTGCAAAGCCAGGTCAAGAGTGTGAGGTTAAGTTTGACCTCCGAGGTCGTGAATACAATGGCAAGTTCTATGTGTCATTGAACGCATGGGACATCAGAGTGAATGGAACAGTTGAAAAAAATGCAATCGCAGATGCAATCGATGACGATCTTCCTTTCTGATGGTGAGAACATTCGGGAGTTCATCCAACGTGAATTGGACTCCCGTTTGAACAAGAGATACAAAATGACTCACATGGCTGAAGATATGGATATCTCCTATTCAATGCTCCATCGTTTCATGAGTGGTCGAGGAGTGGGAGATGAGTTATATATCAAGGCATTCCAATACTTAATGAAATGAAATACTTTATCGCATATATCGGAACCAAGAACGAGAACCTCGACCATTTGGTTGCAAGAGCAAGAGACCTGTTTGACATGATGCCAAACGTGAACAGTTGCATCGTGTTGACAGTGTCAGACGAGATGCACATATCTGAAGTCACACCTGAAGAATTCTATGACCAATGGTCAAGTCTGAACTAATCGAAGACCCTATCGTTCTCAAGGTACTTGCAAAGTATTATGAGCGCAGTCAAACGGGCATCAGAAAATATGGTCGAACTTTGGATCGTGATGACCTGAATCTCATCGATTGGCTGAATCATCTCCAGGAGGAACTGATGGATGCGACATTGTATATTGAAAAACTTAAACAAGATGAACTACGAACTAACCGCTAAACCAAATACATGGGATAGGACATTCACTATCCGATTGAAGTACACCAAAGGAATCGAGAAGTATCGAACCGATAGATTAACCGAGGCAGAGTTCAATGTGATGTCAACCTACACAACTCAAGAATGGGAGATATACCTGGACACTGCTGATAATTACAAAAAAATATGAAACTACACAAAGACGATCGCAGAGAGGAGATGGCAGCATATGGCACCATGATACTCATCAGCACCATCGGCATCGGTATTGTTATTTCAATTATCTTTGAACTATGGAAACATTTTTGACACTCCTCAACTGCCTTGCCATCGGATGGCTCATCTCAAAGTTCGAACCTCTGCACTGGGTGATTGATTACATCTTCATTCGATTTGAGGCAAAATTCATGCAGTTCGTTCACGCATCCTTTGGATGTTGGAAATGTACATCATTTTGGACTACTTTGGCACTTACTTGCAATATAGGATATGCCGCAATCGTTTCGATGGTTGCCTACTTGATTACGCAATGGACACAAGACTGACACAAACCGACCTCGAGTATATCGCAACAGTGATTGCGATGGATGATGCACATCGGTACACCAAGAAAGCACTCATCCCACTCAAGAAAATCAAGGAGCGAATCGAGGGTCGCATTGATCGTGAGTGTTTCTGCTCCATGGTCAGGCGCAAAATATGGTACAAAGACTTCATCAATTGGTATGAAAGCAACTCTTGACCGATATATCACCGAACACTACACCGAGGTATTTAGATACACTCGGTATTTTTGTGCCAAGTACAATCCGAGACTCACTCCCGACCTTGTCATCAACAACGCATATCTCCATTGCATCGAAATCAATGACAACACCGATGATGTCGGTAAGGTCAAAGCATACATCCTCAACTCAATCAAGAGGCAAGTCCTATGGCAGAACCTCGACACCAACAAACAGGAACGAATCAGAGCCAATGACATACCTGTTCCGGATTTGATGGTCGATGACACTGACCTCAACGAGAAAATCAGCATCGAACAAAAATATCACAAATGGAAGTCATGTGTGGACATCTATCGGGATTCACTCAACGACAATGTCAAGATAAGAGTGGCAAAAGCATACTTCGATGATGGATATACAACATCCAGGTCGATGGCCAAGTATTTCAACATACCGAATACATCGGCTCATAACCTCATCGCAGAGATAAAAAGAGAACTTAAATCAATATACCATGAAAATCAAAGACGAATACAAGGGTAAGACCATAATTAAGCGGACATCCCTTGGAAACAAAACCATCATTGTTGACAATATAGATGTATCGAAGTTCAGATACTATGTGTCAATCGGACTTGGATACCTTTTTGAGAAGGAAGCAGAGACCAAAACAACACCCGAACCGATACAATACACAGGTATCGAGCAGGATGAGCAGGTCGAAGCACCAGCAGTTGAACCGAAACCGAAACGAAAAAAACCAACAAATGCCAACACCAAGACCAAACGAGCAAGAGGATGAGTTCATCAGTCGCTGCATGGGCGATGAGGAGGCAGTCAATGATTTCCCTGATGAAGCTCAACGATATGCAGTTTGCAGTTCAAAGTGGGATGAGTCAAGGATGAGCGCAGTGTCTAAATATCGCAAGGCATTCGCAGAACCTCAACGCATATCCTTCGACTATGATGAGACACTCACAAAGTCAAAAGAGATTGCAAGGAGATGGATTGCTAAAGGAGCAGAGGTGTACATCATTTCAGCAAGGCATGAGAAGGCAGGAATGCTCAAGACTGCTGCTGAACTCGGAATCCCTGCATCTCGAGTGTATGCCACTGGAAGCAATAAGAGCAAAATCGAGATTGTTCAGAGACTAAAGATTGACAAACACTATGACAACAACCCTGATGTCATCAAACAACTCGGTGTGCATGGTCAACTCGTGATATCTCAAGCTGAATCATTCACTGACTATCCTGAAGCAGCAACCGAGAATGCAAAAATAGCACTCCGATGGGTTGAGGAGAACGGATGGGGATCGTGTGGTGAGGCAACAGGCAAAGCAAGAGCATCACAATTGGCAAATCGTGAACCCATTTCGGAGGATACCATAGCAAGAATGGCTGCATTTGAACGTCACCGTCAAAACTCCAACAAAGAACTCGGTGACGGATGTGGTCGATTGATGTGGCTAGCATGGGGTGGTGATGAAGGAATCGAATGGGCAAGTCGTAAACTTAAACAAATCAGAGATGGGAAGGCCTAAACACATCGAGACACCTGATGATATGTGGCAATTGTTTCAAGAGTACCGCAAATGGTGCAAGGACAATCCACGATATCTATACCAACTATCGAACAAGACAGGTGAGGCAGTTCCTGTGCCACTTGAAAGACCGCTTACTGTGGTCGGTTTCAGGGCATTTGCTGCTGACAAACACAAAAGTGTGGAGGATTACTTTGCGAATACCGAAGGGAGATATTCGGAGTTCACCACAATCTGCCGCACGATAGAGGCAAACATCAAGCAAGACCAAATCGAGGGAGGCATGGCAGGACAGTACAATCCATCCATCACTCAACGATTGAATGGTCTCACCGAAAAGACTGACATCACCAGTGGAGGACAAAGCATCTCCGAGGTGAAGGTCAACATAATTAAACCGACTGAATAGATATATTTAGTATCTTTGTTCAGAATTGTCTATATAGGAGAAAAACCTGTATAGCATCCCTATTGCCTAAACTCTGCATATGGCTGCAATCACAATAGACTCCACTGTAATCTTCGAAAAGAACTACTCTGCATTGGCAGACCCGAGCATCAGGTTTGTCATCAACGAGGGTGGTTCACGATCCAGCAAGACATACTCGCTATGTCAGATGATTATCGTGTACTGCATCCAACACCCCAACAAGGTGGTCAGTGTGGTGCGCAAGACATTCCCTGCTTTGAGAGCAACAGTCATGAGGGACTTCTTTGAAATCATGAAGGCGATGGAGATTTACAACGTGAACAACCACAACAAGTCTGAACACATCTACACCTTCCCGAATGGAAGCATCGTTGAATTCTTTTCGGTGGATGATGAGCAGAAAATCAGAGGGCGCAAGAGAGACATCGGATGGTGCAATGAGGCCAATGAATTGTGGTTCGAAGATTTCCAACAGTTGAACATGAGAACCGAGACGAAACTCATCTTCGACTACAACCCGAGTGAGTCATCATGCTGGCTATACGAGTTGCCGATGGAGGAGTCGGTGGTCATCAAGTCAACGTATCGAGACAACCCATTCCTTCCGGATAGCATCAAGCGACAAATCGAGGACCTCAAGCGAACCGATGAAGCACTGTACCAAATCTATGCGCTTGGTGAGAAGGCAATCAGCAAGTCGAACATCTACTCGAATTGGACATTCGTCAAGCATCGACCTGCGAGGTTCGTCAACTACGTCTATGGCCTTGACTTCGGATATAATCACCCGACTGCTCTGATGCGAGTCTATTGGTGCGACAATGATATCTACATTGAACCTGTGATATACGAGTCATATCTGACCACCACCAATCTGATTGCTCGAATGGATGAGATTAACATCGAGAAGCACATCACCATTGTGGCTGACTATGCTCGACCTGAAATCATCGCAGAGATGAACAATGCAGGATACGATGTGCAGAACGCAAACAAGGTGGTCAAGAAAGGAATCGACAACATCAAGACCTTCGGTGTGTTCTGCGAGGATGACCCTCGAGTCAAGAAAGAATACGAGAACTACAAGTGGAAAAAGGTCGGGGACATCATAACCGATGAGCCAGTGAAGTTGTTTGATGATGCCATGGATGCCATACGATATGCGACCACACACATCAGGCAGGAGTACTATACTGATGATTCATACTTTGCGTTCTAAACACTTGGCTGATAAATTGCAATATAAGCATGGCAATATACAATCAATCTTGGCTGCACACGATACTGACTGACCTCAATGGGTCGGTTGTCAATGAGTCGCTATGGCAGTCGATATGCTTCCACTATGGAATCACTGCAACAGTCAACGGGTCATGGCTTGAAGCACTGTGCAACTATTTCGATGTTCAACACGATCTCGGTGAGGGATGGATTCAATCCTTGGCTGAAGACTTCGGTGCCACTGCACCTGTCAATGGTTCCTGGATACAGGCACTGGCTATGGAGATACAAAAGAACGCAGACCTGATTGATATATTCATCACCCGAATCACCAACAATAACGGAACATTCGAAGCCGAAGTATGCCTTGAAACAACACTTAACGAATTTGACATATGAGTTTACTTGACACCGCATCCCTAATAGTAACGCCAAACGGATACAAAGAAGGCAAACTTTACTCCGTTATTCCGTCCGATGGTTCGGGCGACTTGTCCGTAACAAGAGCAACAACTGCAACAAGAGTAAACTCGCAAGGGTTTGTTGAATTAGTGCCTTATAACATTGTTCAGTATTCCGAACAATTCGACAATGCAGCTTGGACAAAAGCAAGAGGTTCAGTAACTGCAAATGCCACTACTGCACCAAACGGAACAACAACTGCGGATAAATTTGTTCCCGATACACAAGTAAATCCACACTTCATATATCAAAGCGCATCTAATTTAAGTACGGGAGAAAGATATACTTCAAGTGTTTATGCTAAAATTTCTGAATGGAATAGTGTAGCGATATTTAGAATGGATAGTTCCGTTGGTGTTTCTTTTAGATTAGATACGCAAGCCGCAACCGTTCTTGTAGGTTCTCCAATTTCTTATTCAATTACAAGTGTGGGGAATGGTTGGTATAGATTAGACGTATGCTTTGCAGCGGGAAGCGCTTCGGATGGAGTTCAAATCAGAATTGGGAACAATTCGTCTTATGGTATTGCGGGAAACAATTCTAACGGTTTATTCTTGTGGGGTGCACAACTTGTCGAAGGTTCATTAGCGAAAGACTACCAAAAGACGGAAACAAGACTTAATATACCACGTTTAGACTACTCAAACGGAACTTGTCCAAGTATATTAGTAGAGCCACAAAGGACTAACTTGCTTACTTGGAGTTCGTCTTTTGATAACGCTGCTTGGACTATGTTTAATGGTAGTGTAACTGCAAACCAAACTACTGCACCTGATGGCACTAATACTGCTGATAAAATCACTATGGGTGGAGCAGGTAGTGCTACATTAAGACAAAATATAAGTGGTGTATCAAATGGTACTATTGTAACATTTTCTTTATATATAAAACAAGGTAGTGGAGTAACTGCATTTTTAGATATTAGCGATACTAAAAGTACTGTAGATATTACTCCTACTGCAAATTGGGTAAGATATACTTATTCTGTAGCTTTTAATACTACACTTAATTTTATTGATATTGAATTAAGAGGAGCGAGTGGTACTGCGTTTTGTTATATTTGGGGTGCTCAAGTAGAAGTCGGTTCTTACGCTACTTCCTACATACCTACAACATCTGCAAGTGTAACACGAAACGCAGACGTTATCTCAAAGACGGGTATCAGTTCGCTTATCGGTCAAACGGAGGGGACAATCTTCCTTGACTTTGTTTTAAAGAATCCGCTTTCCGCTACAAATCGAATTATCTCAATTACTGAGCCATTTTGGCCCGATGGTTCAATCCGTCTTGACATAGACTATAATAAGTTTACCGCTGACTTTGTTAACGGTGGAACTACTGTGGGTGGTATAGGGTACTTTACTGCTGTACAACCAAACACGAGATATAAGGTAGCAATCGCATACAAAGTGAATGACTGCCAAATGTATATTAATGGAGTTGATGCGGGTAGCGATACAACAACCACAGCAATGCCTACTTGTTCGGAGTTTTATTTAAATGCTTTAGGTGCTGGTTTTAACGCACCTTATGAAGCTTCTAATATCAATGCAGCAGCCCTTTGGAAAACTCGCTTGACAAATACTCAACTCGCACAACTTACAGCACTATGATTTATAAACTGACATACGAAAACAAGGACAAAGCACTCGCAGACCTCAAAGCAAAAGGCATACTTGTAGAGGTAGAGTTCAACGGAGAAAAACACGAAGCATACGGACAAGGTGTCCAAGCAGTAGTTGAACTTGGGTTGATTATGGTAACTCCTCCC